AAAACTTATCTACGGAAAAGTACCACCTAAAGTATATCTAATACAAGAAATACCAGGTACAGCTAAAGGTGAACCTACATATAATATTTTAGGAGCACAGAAATATGGTGAAATAAAGACACTGCTACCTGAATTTTCACAAATGATTTTATCTCCTGGTCCATTAATTCACAAACTTAGAACGCTTCTAAAAAACTACACAGAAGAAGATTATCTTTTATTATCAGGTGATCCAGCCATTATAGGAGTTGTGTGTTCTGTAGTTGCAGACATTACAAATGGAAAATACAAATTATTGAAATGGGATCGTCAAGAAAAAACTTATTATCCAATAGAAATAAATATTCATCAAAAGTAGTTGACATCAAAAATTATTTGCTTATATCTGTTTTAGATTAATTAAATTAAACTAATAACAAAATATAGGAAAGTAAAATGAGTATAGACCTAAGACAAGACGCTCCAGATCAAAGCGATGTTGTTGATCCACAAAAACTATCTGAAGAAATTGAAAAGTTAAAATCTATTCAGACAGAAATATCAGAAGCAGAATCAAAAGTGAAAGAGTTGAAAGAACAAGAAAAAGTTCAGTCAACTGTTGTCATACCAAAGATGATGGAAGATATGAATTTATCTACTATCAAACATAAAGATGGTTCTGAAATATCAATCAAAAAAATTTATAGTGCCACAATAAAAGCTGACAAAAAAGCTGAGGCATATATCTGGCTTCGAAATAACGGCTTTGGTGACATTGTCAAAAATGACATCACTGTTACCTTTGGCCGTGGCGAAGAAAACAAGGCAACAGCATATGCTGACCTTGCAAAACAGCAGGGGTTTGAACCTTCTCAGAAAGAGTCGGTTCACCCTGCAACTCTTAAAGTTGTAATGGAAGAATGGAAGAACAAAGGAAACGAAGTTCCTTCTGAATTCTTTTGGACGTTTGATGGAAGTCAAACCAAAGTTAAGAGTAAATCAACCAAATAGACTAGTAACCCAATAGGAGGATTATCATGAATAGTCAACTAGCAACAAAAGCTAATGCAGGTGCGTTAGCTACAATTAACCTTAGAGGTGACTCTAAGAAAGGTGCAGAAGAAATTAAGTCGGAAGATATATCAACTCCGATATTAAAAATTCTTCATCAACTTTCTCCAGAGTGTAATGCAAGAGATCCTAAATATGTAGAAGGATCTAAGCCGGGAATGATCTATGCTTCTTCTCTTGGCACACTGATTGATGGTGAGAAGGATGGTATCAACATTGTTGTTGCCCATGCTCAAACTAGATTTCCAGAGTGGCAGGAAAGAGGTGATTCGGCATCAGCACCAGTTGGAACTCACATGCAGATTCCAGCAGATGCTACAGAAGAACGGAATGGTAGATACAGATTACCTAACGGTAACTATGTAGAAAAAACTGCATACTTTTATGTTATCGTTGTGATGGGTGATGAGTATAGACCAGCTGTGATTACGATGCGATCATCAAATCTTTCACCAGCGAGGGAACTAAACAATCTGATTACTAATTTAAGAATATCAGATGATAAAGGTACATTCCAACCTGCAGCATATGCAGCGATGTTCAACTTAAAAACAGTTGGCAAAACTGCAGGCAGCAAAAGCTGGCATGTATACAAACCAACAAAAGTTAGAATGTTAGATGTTTCTAAGAAACTAGATTCTGACTTATATGTAGCAGCTCAAGAACTACAGAAAACTGTAGCAAAAGGATCTGCAAAACCAAAATACGAAGCGGAAGCAAAAACTTCTGATATTGTATAATATTCCGAGCGGAATAGTTGCAACACCGGGGCCAGCGAGCGAGAGTAGACTGGCCCCACAAAAAGGACAGGCGTGAAAGAATACATAAAATATTTTACAGGATTACAAAGAAGTTTTGGAATATGTAAAACTGATCAAGGAGAAATAGATCAGGAAACAGGAAAGAAAAGAGTCAGACATGAATGGTGTGGTGACCCAGTTTCAGAAAAAGATTACGAAGAACATATAAAAGGAAACAAATCAATCGGTATACAACCATGTACAGATGCAGGCACAGCTAGATTCGGCGCAATAGATATAGATTCAAAAAATTATGCAGAGTTTAAGGTAGAGAAATATTTAAAAATTATACAACAAAAAGAATTGCCACTGATTCCTGTCCTGTCGAAAAGTGGTGGACTACATTTATATGTGTTCACCACTGAATTTGTAAAAGCATTAGAGATAAGAAAGTTTTTAGAAGATTTATTGTTCGTATTTAAGCTGCCACCTAACACTGAAATATTTCCAAAACAAACAAAATTAATTTCTGGCGATGGAACAAAGTCAAATGGTAATTTTATTAATCTTCCATACAATGGAGAAGAAAGAAAAGCATTATCACCTGATGGTTCTAAAATGGAATTAGAAACATTTTTAAATGCTATACAATTAAATTTAACCAACGTAAAACAATTTAAGGAAATAAAAGAAAGAATAATTGATAATGAATTAAAAGGTGGAGGAGAAGAATTTTCAGATGGTCCTCCTTGTTTAGAAAGATTGACAAAACAACAAATGACATTTGTAGATGGTAGAGATAGATTTTTATATAATTATATGGTGTTTGCTAAAAAGAAATACGGCACAGATTGGAAAGATAAAATTGTAGAAGCAGGAAGAAACTATTTTTCATTCGATAAACATTGGACCGATGACCATATCAAAAGCAAAATAAAAAGTTGGGAAAAACAAGAAAAAGGTTTTACCTGTAGTGATGGATTGCTATCAGATGTGTGTATGAAATCAATTTGTATTCGTAGAAAGTATGGAGTCTTATCTGATGGTAAACCAAACTATCCACAATTATCTAATCTTCAAAAAATAAATTACAAACCAAATGCAGAATGGAGAGTTACAGTTCAAAAAGATGATGGAGAAACTGTACAATTAAATATTAGCAACACATATAAACTAACGAATCAAACTGAGTTTGAAAATATTTTGTTTGAACAAGCTATAATAACACCACCAACAATTAAAAAAGAACAATACAAAGATATACTAAGGGAACTAAGTCAAGGTGAAGGAAAAGTAGAAGTTATAGAACCAGCAGAAGGTACAAGCCCTGCAGATATTTTAAAAAAACATTTATACGATCATATATTTATACATGCTAACGCAAGACAGAACCATACTTTCAAAAAAGGTAATCCTTTAGTTGAAGAAGAATATGCATGGTTTGTTTATGATAAATTTTTTGCATCACTTAAAAATAAAGATTGGAAGATAGACTCACAAAGAACTTCAGTAATGATTAAAAAATTATTTTACGATGAAGAAAGACCTGCAGAATTTGGTAAGCCAAAAAGATTTCCAGGAAAAGATAAAAATGGAGACTATTGGCCACCAGTAAAAACTTTGAAACTACCTTTGTATATTTTTGAAAAAGAAAAAGAAGTAGATGAAATAGTAGATGTTGAAGATGAAGGAGAAGTAGTTTGATTTATAAAATTTTTGGACCTCCAGGAACAGGTAAAACATATAGACTAATATCTAGAGCAAGAGCTTATGCTAGAATAGGAACTCCTCTACATAAGATAGGATATTTTTCTTTTACTAAAAAAGCTGCAACGGAAGCTAAAAAAAGAATGCCAGCAGGTGATAAAAAACTACCATATTTTCAAACACTTCATTCATTTGCTTTTAATTTACTTGGTATGAGAGAAGAAAATGTAATGCAACCATATCACTATGAACAGTTTGGCGAATCAATAAATCTAAGAGTTGAGTATTATGATAAATACAACAAGGAACAGGTGCCATATTTAACTCATGAAGATCCACACTTTCAAGTAATGCACAAAGCTTTCAATAGAAAAGTTGAAGTAAGAGAACAATTTGATGAAGGTGAACATGATTCGAATAAAGTAAACTGGCCTGACTTAAAATACATCAGTAGTAATTATGTAAATTTTAAAAACAAAAGAAGATTAGTTGATTTTAACGACATGATTAAAAAACTAATTGACAAGAAAGATATGATTCCAACTTTCAAAGTTGTATTTATTGATGAAGCTCAAGACTTATCTCCAATACAATGGCAGTTATATGATATATTAAAATCAAAATCTGATGACATTTATCTTGCAGGTGATGATGATCAAGCTATCTTTGCCTGGGCTGGAGCTGATGTAAATAGATTCATAGATGAACCTGCAAAAGAAAGAGTGCTACATAAATCAAGAAGAGTATCAAAAGCAGTGCAAGCCGAATCACAAATTTGTATTGATAATATTGTTGGTAACAAAAAGATAAAAACATATTCACCAAGAGACTACGAAGGCATAAGTGAAACAATAACAGATCTTGGTCAAGTAAATTTAGAAGAAGGTAATTGGTTAATTTTAACTAGAACAATTAATAAACTATTACAAATAAAAGATTATTTAATAGAAAACAATTTTTATTTCGAAAGTAACAGAGGAAAGAGTATCAAAGTTGGATTAAAGAATGCCATTAAAAATTTTAATTTGATGAAGTCCGGCACACCTGTTGATGAAAAGGAACGAAAAGAAGTAGAAGATTTTTGTGATGGTAAAATAGATTTTGATAAAGATTGGTACGAAGCATTTACAAATGCAGAACAAGAAGAAAAAGATTATTTAGAAAACCTTATGGAAAAAGGTGAAGATCTTGAGAAGCCTGCAAGAATATGGATATCAACTATTCATGCAATAAAAGGCGGTGAACAAGATAATGTAGTTTTATGTTTAGACATGGGTCGCGAAGTAATTAAAGCAATGAAACGTAGTCAAGATAATGAAGACGAAGAACATAGAGTTTGGTACGTAGGAGTAACACGTGCCAGAAATAATTTGTATAAATTATCAACAGGAAAAGAAGAAAGGAGATATGATTTATGACAAGTAAAGATATATTTGATGATGCATTCCCACAGGACAAACAAATAGGCGGAAGTCATTATAAAAAATTTAAAATTCAACCATATGAGTTTATTTCAAAGAATGACCTTTCATTCTTTCAAGGGAACGTTATAAAGTATGTATGTCGTTATAAAAATAAAAACGGCATAGAAGATTTAGAAAAAATAAAACACTATTGTGAATTAGAAATAAAAAAGTTGAAAGATAAATGAATCCGATAGCAGTTTATGACTTATGTTTTTTTACAATATGTACTTATTATTTTTGGAGTAGGTTAATATGATAATGCCAGAAACAGAATGGTTGATGCCAACAGAGTTTCCTGATTTGAGGAAAGCTGATGAAATAGCAATTGACTTAGAGACAAGAGATCCAGAACTTAAATCAAAAGGTTCAGGTTCTGTAATTGGTATTGGTGAAGTCGTAGGAATAGCTGTTGCTGTAGATGGCTACAAAGGATATTTTCCTATTGCACATGAACAAGGTCCAAACATGGACAGAGTAAAAACACTAGAATGGTTCAAAGATATTTGCGAATCAACAGCTACAAAAATATTTCACAATGCAATGTATGACGTATGTTGGATACGTAAATTAGGTATAAAAATCAATGGTTTA